AGTCCGCTGATTTTTCACGGTAGTTTTTTGCGGCTTTCCCCCCCAGACACCAGAAGCCCCGACCGTTCGAAAAACGTTTCATCGAGAGCGTATTGTCACGGTGTTTTTTACCGTACCAAGGCGCCATTGCTAAGACGCTGGGAACGTCGCGGATTGTCGGCTCAACATGCGACTTCATAAAGTTCTCAGCATCGCCATCCGTTGGCAGCCACAACACACCATTTCGCTGCTTGTGCTGGATAAAATACGTCACGACGGCCAGCAACATTTTTGAATAGCCGACACGCGCCGACTTAATCAGGTTCACCTCTCGAATGTCATCGCTCCCCATTGCGTTCATGATCGCAACTTGGAAAGGCATCGTTTCCCAGCGCCCCTCTTGATAGGAGGATTCTTTAGGGAGGTAATAATATTCGTTAGCCCATTCGACCGCCGTCATAGGAACGGGGCGGAATAACGAACGCAGACCGGAGGCAACCCAATAACGCAGCCGATCAATCTGTTTGTTCGATATACTCATTCAGCAACCCCGGAAGAATTTCATCCAGCGCAGCCGCTTTATTCATGGCTTTCACCACATCCCGCTTTAAAAATTCGATATGCCGATTTTCCAGTTCAGGAAAGCGCCGCTGCATTGAGAGAGGAATGCCGTCAAGGATGCCGGCAATCTCTCCCGCAACCTTTGACAGGACAAACATGCAGAAGCCGGTTTCCACTACCTCAGCGGAGTCTTTAGCGTTCTTGAGTTCCTGGCCGTCGGCCTGAGCGCGGGTTAAACGATAACGCTCATAATCAATCGTGCCAGGCTGCAAAGCCTCTTCCCCGCTTTCCTGCAGCGCATCCAGTTCTTTACGCAATAACTCGTTTTCTAACGAGGCCTCACGGTCGGCGTACCAGGTAATAACGTCCTTTGTTGAATAAGTGTTTTCTCCACCTTTGCCGCCATTGCCATCACCGGCCACCATTGGCATCCCCTGAGATTGCCAAGTGGTAATAGTTCGAGTTGAAACCTCGAACAGTTCCGCCAATTGCGCCTTGGTAACGATCACTTATCACCCCGTATTTTTAAAACTCATTATTTTCATTAAGTTGGAAGTGAGATCACACATGAGCGGAGGATCCCGGCCGGATCGCTTCCCGCTCTGTGATTGGCACTTTACTTATGAAACAATCACTTAATAGTTAAGTAAGAAGGAAGCCGGATCCGCTCCGAAAAAGCTCATAAATAGCGAATTTTCGCGAGTCTAGCGCCCCTCGGTGTTTTGAACTCCAGGAAGGACCCGCGACAATTGAGAGTAATTCTCATTTAAAAGGATTCTCCGGGCCTTTTTGCCCGCCAATAGCTCGGGCGCGGTCTGCTTCCTCTGCCCCTTCCAGCTGTCGATTCAATTTATCGACGGTTGCAAGTAGAGGCTCAAGCCAGTAAACCGCCTGGCCGTAGGTCAATCTGCAGCCGGCGGAAGGGGCGGCGGTATTTTTTGGAATAGTGCCGGCGGCAAGGCCTGGCACTGCGCCGGAACGTAAACGGTTCGCGTAGTCGAGCACGCGCTGAGCGACAACAGGATCAACACACTGCCGGCCAGCCGGGTCACGCTTAACAATCGTGCGGATTTCATTCTGTGCCTCTTCTGACTTTATGCCGACGGCCATTTGATACCCGGCCACGGCGCCGGCGATTTGGTTCATCCGGTTAAACTGAAGCGCCTGTGTTGCGATAGTTTCCCCCTGCAGAGAGTTATCAGCCTGCAGCTGCCGCGCGCGCCCCTCGGCCTTCTCCGCTCGTTCTGAGTAGTACGAGACAGACCACAGACAAATAGCCAGGGCAGCGACAAGCGCCGCCCCCACGCCTAAGCGCCAGTTTTTGAGCAACGCGCCGGCAATCATGCGGGGATCTCAACGTGGGGAGCGTCCAGGAACTTCGCCGGCCGGTCTTCTGGATTATCCGTCCAGGTGATACCAAATCGCAGCTTTACGCCCAGCTCCTGGCCTGCCTGGCGCATCGCCACCAGCACCGGCAGCCAGCACTTATAGTTGTTCCAATCGGCGTCAACCGGTAGCAAATCCACCGCATTACCGGACAGGTGCCGGCTACTCATGGTTTTACTCGCGCCAGCGTTATACAACTGCCTTTGCCTTTCCTGAGTCCGGCGGCCTTCGATGACGATAAAATCAACGGTCGATAGTTCCAGGGCGCGGCGAACGACGCCCACCAACGCAGAATTGACGCCCTCGAGGTTGTCCTCGCTACGTTTGCTAAATGTGAATGCCATTAAATTTACCTTTGGAGGGGTTTAGCCAGTGTCATAACGTTGCCGCGTGATGCCAGGACGGCCACGCAGCAGGCCAGATTAATTAGCGTCTCGGACCAATTCGCATAGCGATAATCGCCGGTCAAAATCCGAATGGTTACGGACGCGCTGGCTACAATCAGAAGCCAGGCGCAGAACGAAGCAAAGGGGCGATGTTTTGCCCCCTTTCTGCTGTACAACATCATGCGGCCAGCCATAACAGCGCAGGTTATGGCGTTAACGATTAAGAGGTATTCATTTAGCATCGCTTCCCCCTCGCCGGAATCGGTCAAAAAAACCCGTTGGGTTTTGACTCGCGGACA